TTCTACGGTTAAAGCAAAGTATTCAGTTTCGGCCAGTTCGGCTAACTTAAGTTTTGCAGATTCTGTCACAGAGATTATAGATTATGACCTAGTTTCTTACGATGATTTAAGTACAGTGACCACGGGTGCCGCATGGAAATTCACAGCACCAAGAACAGGAAAATATCTAGTCTCTGCTATAATAAGTTGGTCAACAAATGCAAATTTAGGAATTACTAGATTAGAGGTTTTTAAAAATGGAACAATAGAAGGTAGACTTGCTTGGGGCTCAGCGGCAGGTTTAGGTACAACAGGGACCACAGTAGTATCATTAGCCAAAGGCGACTACATAGATTTTAGAGCAAATGTGGATGATACAGCCGCAGGTAGTCCCACTGTACAGTCTGGGTTAGTTGAAAGTACAGTTTCCATAGAAGAAGTACCAGACTTCTCAGTGTTCGGGGTGTATGGTGAGACTGAGGTTGTCGAATCAACGGCTGGATCTACAGCTTATACCATAACGGCTTCCCAATGGGGTGAAATAACTTCTATAATTTTAACTCCAGGTTCTTGGGACGTTCAAATAAATACTTCATGGGCAAATAATGCAACGGCCACTAACTCAAATGTGGGGCTATCTACTACCTCAGGTAATTTTACAACGGGATTAGTTGAAGGTAGCACTTACGCATATTCAGGAGCTGCGGCAAACTCAGCTACAAATATAAGTCTACTTGTTAGGGACGTAATAGTCACAGAGGACACCACGTATTACTTAAAAACATTTGTTTCAGCCTACTCAGGTTCGCCCGTAGTAGCTTACAAAATTTCAGCAAGGAGAATATAGATGTCTAAATTAAAATCATGGATCATACTTAGAGGTGGCATAAAAAGAATAGAGAATGGTACAGCAAGACCGCCGGACGCAGTCATAGAATACACAAACCAGATCCCAGAAGAGGATGTGGCTTATGCTGTGGTGACTGATGTGTTCGACACAATGGAGCAACCTAAGCAGGCTGTTGATGGCAATGGAGACCCAGTATTTGAAACACTCCAAAGACCTACATACGACTTTAACGGCGAGCCTATACTAGATGTTAATGGAGATCCTGTACTTGAAGATTACCAATCACCTGTGATTGAGCTTGATGGTAATGGGGATCATGTGATGGAAACTATCACTCTAACCTCTACCCATAAAGTCGTATCAGTAAATGCTCCAGCTAAAGCGGCTGGGGATTCTGATAAGGCCACTAAGAAAGCAGCGAACGAGGCCAAGGTAGTTAAGAGAAAAAAAGATAAGGACGATTTAGACTTAGCTTTTTCTGATGTAGACAATATAAAAAATGTACCTCAGATAATTGAGTATCTTAAGCTGTTAACCAAGCACATAGTGGGTTAGCGTGGACAAGTCTTTAGTAGAGTATTTCATTACTGAAACGAATAAGAAGTTCGACTCTTTACATGAAGTAATCAAGGACGTTAAGACCGATGTTGAGCTTATAAAAAAATTCAGATGGCAGATAATTTCCGGTTCGCTAGTTGCATCCGTATTAATTACTGGTATCTTTCAATTCATATTAGTTTTTATTAAACCATAAACAGGAGAATACACATGGACCCGAAAGCAATATTACTAGCAGAGTTAAAGAAGCAAGGTATGGACGTAGCAGAAGATGCTGCAATGAGCCTAGTTAAAGCTGTGATCAAAGCGTTACCACCTTTTTTCTTAGCAACAGAAAACAAGTATGATGACATTCTTATTGGTATCTTACCAGTAATTGAGCCAGCATTACTTAAAGTTATCGACGATCTTGACGGAGAAGTAGGATAGTTGAACGACTTAATCCAGTCAGCTTTAGTTGACTTACTAAAAAAACAAATTGTTAATGCTATCATCGCCAAGATTCCTTTTCTTGGCGGTGGTTTTTTAGCTCCCATTGTGGGGTACTTCGTAGGTAAGCTGGCCAAATTTATAATAACTCAGACGGCTCTAGGTATACAGATTGTAAACTCTAGGATAGAAGTAAATAAACAGGTTAAGGCTATCGAAGATGCGGTGGCCGACGGACAACAAGGAGACTTAACTGATGAACAAAAGCAAGAAATTCTTAAGCGCATCCGTGATGCTTCTGATAGTCTTATTAAATTTTAGTTGTGCCCTTAAACCACCTGATGTAAGAATATGTACACGCTATCCTTTCAATATGGGCGGCACTTGTAATAACACCATCACTGAAGCACCGTATAAAATGACTGAGCTTGAAGTAGAGACCATGATCACTTATGGCGGAATGATTTATTTCTCAGCCAAAGACTATGGCGAGATTAAGAAGTTCATCCTTGAGGCATGTCTCAGGACTAAGAAGTGTGATCTAAAAAAAACAGAAAATAGATTCGATCACATAGAAGGTACACTATAATGTGTATCTGTAGTTGGTTTAAGACTAAATCTGCACCTTCCCCTATTGATTTACCAAACACTCCAGCGTGGTTTAAGATTGCTTGGGAGGAATTAGGTACTACTGAAGTACTAGGGATTGGTAATAATCCAAGGATCTTAGAGTATCATCAGACAACTAGCTTGAAGGCTGGTAGTGATTCTACTTCATGGTGCTCAAGCTTTATAAACTGGTGCTTTAAAGAGGCAGGTATAAAAGGTACTGACAGTGCTCTAGCGAGAAGTTGGTTAAGATGGGGTAAGTCTTTAGATGAACCTAAAGTAGGTTGTGTAGTAGTACTGTGGAGAGGCTCAATAACAGGATGGAAGGGTCACATAGGATTTTATCTAAGAGAATCTAAGACTCATGTATTTCTACTAGGTGGAAATACATCAGACAAAGTAGGCGTGGCTAAGTATCCTAAAAAAAGGATCTTAGATTTTAGGTGGCCTGCTTAAAATAACTACTTATACTTAACAGTCTTAGAGTATTGGTACATAAACTGACCAAGTATATCTATGAATTGCTCATTAGCATTAAGCTCATGTTCATTCATTACACTCATATACACATGCGCAAGCTCATGAAAGAAAGTTAACTCCTGCTGCTGCTTACCTACCTTGACATTATCATACATAGTCTTAACTACTATCTCACTTTCTAAAGACTTCATGTGTCCTAGGTTTCCCTCACTTACAAAGTCACCATGTTTCACTGTAAAGTCTAAAGCTCCTATAGTAAATGTCTTTGGTATTAGTGTCTTCATAGCTTACCTTTGTACATTGTATCTAAGGTCTCAAGAGAGTACCTAGAGAAGTCGAAACCTGTAGATGTCTTAGTGTTGTGGAGTACAACTATACCCCTCCAATGATGATTATTATGAGACTTATATGTTTCATCATGATAGTAGGAGCTACCCATAATAAGAGATTGGATAGTTTTATCTTTCCCCTGGAGCACCTCTGCATAATCAAAGCCTTGTAGGTGTCCAGCTATACAGGAGACATGCCTCTTATTAAGTAGATGCTTTGCACTTGCTATCGCTTTACCACTATTGGGTTGAGCAAAGAAGTGAGAAAACTCTATACCTTCTACCTTAATAACTTTAAGAAAGGGGACTACCTTATGCCACTTCTTATCATTGAATTGTACACTCTCTAAGAGATCTACATAATGATCTTCACAGTATTCTATTGCTTTATTTCTTCTGTCTTCATGGTTTCCACGAAGTAAAATGAATTTACAATTAGTCCTAGCTCGAGGCCACAGCTTAAGAAGTAGATCCCAAAAGTCTACCATAGCTTTGTTACCTGCCTGCATATCTTTCATGTAGGTTTTAGGTCTATGAGACTTCTTACCTTTATCCCAGAAGCTGAGACTAGGTAGATCCCAATGATCCCCAAGATGAATTACTGTAGTAGGTTTAAGGTCTGCTATGTGGTGGGCAAATGCTAACATGCTATTACGTACATTAGGCTTCTGCTGAGTGTCCCCTATTATGTAGATCATGCCCTGATAGTAATCAAGACCTTGCTTATATTTAAGGCTAGTTTTATTTAATAGACCTAGAGCTAGAAATGATGTGTAATGTCATAGGGTCTAGTCTCATGGATGAGACTAGTATCCTTATAATACCTCCACTAGAGTTTTTATCTTCTCATCTAAAGTCTTCGCTAAAAAAGCGTCCATCTTACCCCAATACATCCTATGAATGATACAAGTCTTAGTCTGCCCTATTCTATGAATCCTTTTTTCAACTTGGGCTATTGTGCCAGGTACGTAGTTTAAATCATTAAAGACCATATTACTAGCTGCTGTTAAGGTGTGGCCTTCGCACATAGATCCAATAGTACATACTAAAGCATCAAGCTTTCCATCTTGGAATAGCTCTTTAGACTCTTCTCTTTTACTCATTGGGATCTCTCCAGTGATAAACCTAACCTTATACTTCTTACCTAGTGTCTTAGCTATCTCCCATACAGGTGTCACATGATCTGAGAAGATTAGTATAGGTCCTTCCCCCTGCTCTAAGAGGTCCTTACAATAGGCTATAGTGGGTTTAACTTTAACCAGGGCATTGTTTACCTTATAAGTAGCGAAGGCCTTAGCATCAGAGTCTAGCCTTGTCTGTAGTGCTCTATCTATTTCATCTTCATTAAACAGAATATCTTTTCTAATAATAGGAGGGAGGTCTAATACTTCAGAAGCTTTACGTCTTAAGTAATTACCTTCTAGTAACTCACGTAACTCAGTTACATTTCTATGTCCCTCAAACTTATTAACGACTCTATCATTAATGACAAAGCTTGAATGATTGCTGAAGTGCCTAGAGAAGTCCCAATAGTTTTGCCACTTATCCATAGGTGTATTGTCTTGCTCAGGATTATAAGCGCATAACATTAATAAACTCCAAAACTCCTGTACTCTTCCCTTGATGGGTGTCCCTGTCATACCTACGAAGTAACGAGGGGGAGACTCTTCCATTAATTCATGGAGTCTTTGAGTCCTTTGCGCATCAGGATTCTTGGCGTAATGTATTTCGTCACCTGCTACAAACCCAAAGGTAGACCACTCAGCAGGGGTCATCTTCTTTATAGAGTCATAGGATTTGATTACTATGTCTTTACCTATAACTAAGTCACTAAACGTACCTATCTCCCTAGCCCACGTTAGTTTTAGAGATGCAGGGCATATTATCAAGGCTCTGTAATTGGTGCGCTTGATAGCCTCTATAACCTGTAGCGATTTTCCTAAACCCATAGAATCACTAAGGATTAAGTATTTATGATCTAAGATATATTTGATACCTGATCTTTGATGAGGATAAAGTTTATATTTTAACACACATGACTCCATGTTTTCCCTGTGTGGATATTGCTTACACAGTGAATAGACACGTTATACTTCTTGGCAATATCTTTTTGCTTCTTAGTCTTGAGGAGTAATCTAATCTGAGGGATATCGTCCTCATGTAGTTTAGACCTACTGTGCTTAGATCCTTTCCTACTGAGGAGACCTAACTTAAATGCGTGTCGCATATTCTCGGATTGAGTACACCACTCAAGATTAGTTAAGTGGTTATTGGCCTTAACCCCATCTATATGGTTTACTTGTTTCTTGGACCTATTAGGCCTACAAGCATCCATAACTAACCTATATACAGTGCGTGTCTTTCTACCTTCAACGTGAGATAACCTAACCTGAATATAGCCTTTAGCAGTTACCTGTGGCTCTACAAGACATCCTTTTTTCAAGTTAGATTTACCTTTAATTCTAGAAGGGATAACCCAGTCTATACTACGTACTCTACCATGAGTGCTTACTTGATATCTTCCATTATATCCTTTGATGTCTAACCATACTTCAGCCCAGCCCATAACTCTCCTCACACATTATCACTTGTCACTACTTCTAGTGCGTCTTTTAAATTAGTAAATGTATCTCCATAACAATTAGAGTACCACTCACAGCTTCTGAAATACGATGAGCAATGATCTCTATTCTTCTCAGGTTTTAGTGTACCCTTGCGAAGTCTTAAAGACTTAGCGTGTAGTTTTTTGTGTAGTGCCATAGTCCCTTTAGGGTCCATGATCTCAATAGGTATAATGTAATCAAAGCTCTTTACATTCTTAGCAGTACGCCTAACGTGTTCGTTATAAGACTCAGTACCTTTACGCTTTAGTACTGACTTGCTAGTGACTCTGTATCTACAGCCTTTAAACTTCTTAAGGTCTAACTTGTAAGCTACAGACACTTCTTTAGCAAAGGATGCGTAGAGGTTAAGTTGGTCATCTAAAGCAAGTCCTGCGATAGTGATATCAGATATCATCTTAGCTGTCTTCATATCAGCTATATACCATCCTCCCTCTTCATCAGCTAAAACCACATCTATAAAACCTATAAAGTCTGGAGTCGATAACCCTAACTCACAGCCTACAACTTTCATCCCTGACTTTTGATGTACTTGTAAGTATCTTAATAGCATTGCATGGATCATAGCCTGGTGACTTTCCACTTCATAAGACTTACAGGCAGCTACTACTAGCTTCTGAAGATCCTTTTCAGTATGTCCATTAGTCTCAAGTACCCAATGGAAAGCCTTACCCACATTGAAAGCGTCTTCATTTTGTGTGCTGTCCGCATCTTTCTTGAGACCTTGTACTTTATAGTAGTGATATTTTTGACTACAATTTTTAAGTAGCTTTGCAGATGAATATGATAAACGTGTGTCTAGTGTCTTACTAGCCATAGAAACCCCTAAGTTGTATTGGTTAAAATAAAAAGGGATATGGACTTGTAGAATGACAGGATGTGAGTCGAGTCCGATACCCCTAAACAATTATAAAACTAATCTAATCCCGATAAGTCCACAGCTCCTGAATTATCTTGAGGTGCTACAGTACTTGTAGGTGCTACTGATTTAAACTCAGCAGCTTTAGCTACAGGCTCAGGTCTTGGAGTAGCTAAGTCAGACTCAGCTACCAGTACCTCGAATTGATGCGAGGACTTGCCTGCATACGCTCCACTTTCTAGTACCTGTTTACCTTTGTAAACCACTTGCACATTGTCACTTATAGCTACATGATTCTCCATGAGCCAAGCTAAATGTCCTGCATGATTAATACACACTGTAGGTCCACCGCTACTAGGTTTAAAATCAAAGTTATCATTACCGAATTTGTTAGGCGACCTGCCTATGTACTGACCTTCTACTAAGATCTGCTCAGGTTTACACTCTGCAAACTTGATGTATGTTTTCTGTCCACCTACTCTTTTGAATACCACTCTCTTCTCCTATGCCATACTTAGCTGAATTGCTTTACTTGGCTTTAAAATATTTACTAAACTTGTTGTACTCATCCTTAGATCTTGGGTCAATGTATATTTTTTGACACTTATAGGAAACTCCCATAGGTGACTCTAAGATCTCTTCTTTAAGGTCTGGACCCCACACATCTACGTCTAATCTTATTAAGTCTTGGGCGTAGCCTTTCATCTTACCTGTAAAATAAAAGGCAAAGGCATCAGTCATACACTTACAAAGTAAATCAATTTTATTCCAATCATAGGTATCCAGTTCAATATATAGCGCATCGTGTAAAGGTATAATCACAGTAAGCCCTGCATCTTGGGCAAGCTGTATTGCTTTTCTTAGAATCACAGCTCCCATACCTTGGATAGGCATATTACCTACGGACCTGGGGTTATCATTGTCCCCCCACATAGTCCATCCATCAGGCATCACTATCATATCTTCATCATTGTAAGAATGTTTAAGATCCTCTATCCAATCAGCATACTCTGGAAAGGCTTCCCAAAATAAGTCTGATAACTCTTTAGCATCTTCATACTCATGTTTGACTCCAGTATCTACGGTTAACTTATCAGCTAACGCTGTAGGTCCCATACCATAAGAGAGTCCGAGACAGTTATGAAGTATAGTGCCGTTAATTACTTGGAATCTTTTTGTGACCTCTACGTCTATCAAGTCGTATACATCTACGCTTTTTTGTTGCGATGTACTCAGAGCGTTGCCCCTCATGATATAGTTTCCTAGTAAATCCATAAGATATGTCGCAATGTTTTTCGACAAACTCTTTAAGAGAGTAGTTACATCCCTGATATGAGACAAGTAAGGTAGTCCTTTTATTTTTTTGATTTTCTCTAGGTGTAACCCATCTAATGTTACCTTCTTCGTAGTTTCCATTGTTATCAATCCTATCTATATGACACTGCCCTGACTGTCTTGGTAGGGCATCTATATACTTGCAGTACTTCCTACAATCTTGATACTCTTTAGATACTTTAATACCCCTACCTCCATAATTAGGGTAGCTAGGGTCTTTAGGTGTATAGCATCTCCTCATCATTGCATCCCATCTTCTACTAAGATGCTTATATCCTTTTATCCCTGAGGACTCTCTTTTAGGAGATCCTTTACTTTTACCTGATCTTAAATTATAATAATCTACCCACTTCTCCACATAGTCATCTTTAACTAATATTAGGGGGTAGCCATTTTTTAACTTTACTTCTGATGATATAACCTGCCAGTGACCAAACTTCTCTCCAACCTGTACTAGGCCTTGATAGTCTTTGAGCGTCTTTGAAATAAAAGCCCCCGTTTTTATGTTTTTCTTTCTCAGCAGCTCCATAGTCTACCCATCCCTTAGCTGTGAATATTTTATGATCTCTTGTAGCTGATATACCCTCTACAGTCAATACCTCTTTATGTCCCATATACTTAGCACCCTTAGATTTTCTCCATGCTTCCCCATCCCATACTTCATGATCTTTAGTAATCTCTTCAATAGGTAAATAACCTTCACCCTTAACCCGTACTAAGGTACCCCTAGCTAGACAAGTAGATTTAAACTTATCCCTAGACTCTTTGTACTCAGCCTTAGTACCATCTTGAGGTACAGCTCCAGCTAGTTTAGCGAAGTACAAATAGACATCCCCAGACTTGTAGGCGTTAATCATGTTCATATCTTTAGCCATTAACCCAGCAATTAAAAACTCTTCAGACCCATAGTCTATACTACATATAACCCTACCCTGTTTAGGGGTTACAAGACCCCTCATCCAGGCACTTTTAAGATGTAGGAATCCAGTAGCCTTAGGTTGATACCTGGAGCTTTGAGCACCATAGGCATTAAGATATGGATGCGCTCTATCATCAGACCCATAAGAACTAAAGAAAGTATTTTTGTTTTTAGCTGTGACCGACTTAGGCCTGAATCCATTAAGAGATTGATTGATCCTTAAGTATCTAAAGAATTGTGCAAAGAGATTACCTCTAGGGAAGTCATGCCTCCAGCTAAAGAATTTCTCAAAAGCAGGTAAGGATATTTGTACATCCCCTGTAGGAGTCCTAGGCCACTTGGTAAAGTACTTACTCGCTTTGATGTGATATTTAATAACCTTAGTATTTAAAGAGTACCTCTCTTCTTTCTTATTCCACTTAAATAGTGGCACTTGCCCATCGGGGAGATGGAATAACTGACTATTTATATCCTCTTGGCACTCTTTCAAAATAGAAGGGATATTATTTGTAAAGTTAACCACAGACTCTCTATCTACTGGATAGCCTATAGCTGCTATTACTGCAGCTCTAGCCACAGTGTCCCCTCTTAACAACATATCTTTTAAGATCTGTCCTTTAGACCTAGTAGATCCATAGAGCTTTGTAAGTTCTGACATTATGACTTTGTACATATCATACAGCTCAGTCACATCAGTAAGTCCATAGGCTAGTATCTCTTCTTTTTGTTGCTCAGTCCAGGAGGTGTTCTTTATAATTAAATTGCGGTTATTATTTTTTATTTCATAGTCTTCTGTGGACCCCTTACCTAATAGTTTGTAGGTACATCCAAGTAGGTTCACAGGAGGTTTTGAGTAGTTAACCTTAGGGTTCTTCTCATCTCCATAGGGGAGTCGTTGAGTCTTCTTAAACTTTCCATCTATAAATTGTTTACCGTAGCTAAACTTATCATTGTGATTAGTGAGCATCTTCCAGCACGCCTGAATATCTATGACCTTGAATTTGAAGGGATTTAAGCCTAGCGATATAAAACTGCGGCCTTCTGCGTCCCAATTGTACGCTAAGAATATATGAGTATCTCTCCTATCAAGCAGCCACTTCTTTAATTGTGCTTTAGCTTTAGGGTCTGACTCTAACCAAAAAGAAACCTGCCCTTTAGATGTAGCCATTGCTACCGATACTAAATTGTAAGTGGCGTTGTTTGAGGTGTTGAATTCATAGTCGATGGAGCAGTAATTTTCTAACTTCATTATATACCTTTGGTTATAAATTATTGAACTATGTATTTATTTTCTAGAGACTCGACGAAGTTTAAGATGTCTCGAGTCTTTCCTTTTCTTATAAACTCCATTGGAGTTAGGTTAGCAAGGTAACTATTAGGAGTACTTAACCAAGACTCAGCTAGGCATTGAGATTCAAAGATCTCCATGAGCATAGCTACTACAGCTTCTGAGGTTTCATCTTCCATAACCCTAAGAGTACTTTGCTTGGGATACAATTATATAGTCCTGATATGTGGCGTTATAATTGGCTTATGTGTGTAGATGGCTATTACATTAGGGTCTAGTTTAACGTCTAGCTTCTTAAGTACTGCTAGAAAATCTGTAGCCTTAAGCTCAGTAGCTCCTTTGAAGAACCTATGTATAGCTACTCTAGAAACACCGCAGGCATCAGCTAAAGCTTGTTGAGTAATCCCTTTATCCTTAGCCCTAATCTTTAGGGCAGGTCCTATCTTTCTCTCTTTTATCATACAAATATCTCGTTTCTTCCTCGGGGGAGTACTAATATCCTTACTCCATATATCTTAGTATCAATAATTTTATTCGGGTGAGCGTGACCAAAGACCATAGTAGTAACTCCATGATGAGTATGCTTTAAAGCATATATATTATCTTTAAACCTACGCTTTATCCTATACTTCCTGAAGTGGCGAAGCTTATCCCAAAGAGGGACTAATAACTTGCGCTTGAACCAACTACTACCCATCGATTTATTTTGCCACTTAATTACTTTCTTCTCTTTCCACATCTGAATATGTCCATGAGCAAACAAAACAGTGTCATCAATAAACATATCTGCGCCACTAGCTGAGCATTCATGGTTCCCGCGGATCATTCTGCGCCCATGAGAATACCTAAGTTCCCCATACAGCGTAAGATATTTGGAAACATCTTTTTTAGCACAGCCACTTAAGTCGATAATATCCCCATTGAGAATTAAATTATCCGCAGGACTAAGTGGTATTTCAATCTTTGAATCGTGACCCCCACCTGCGTGAGTATCATTATAAACTATATATTTTTTCATTTATCCCCCTGGATTATGTAATTATATGCAATATTCCGATTTGGAATACCTTATCAAGTATAATTTTTAAGTTTACTCCCTTTTTATACCCGATGGGATATAAAGTTATTTCATATTATTGACCTGAAATGTTAAAATGGCGTCCGGTGTAGGGTTTTCACCTACGTTTCAAAGAATAACTTTGCGTTTTGAAAATTCGAGTTTACATCAGGTTATGAACCCCAAAACACCCCGTAACAAACTAACCAGACATATAAATTTTATAAATTATCGACCTTTACTGTAAATTTAAAGAAGTTAATCTGTAACCAATTCACTTTGCTCTATAATCACGGTATTAGGTAGTGTAACAATTACATTGTCTACAGTCCTGAAAGTAATCATCAGAGTATTACCCATAATATAATTTTGAGTCACATCTATATTTTCAGTAATGTAAACGCTTGACCCTTTACCGTTATAAACAGTTACCTCATATTTATTTTTATCCATTTCAAACCCTCCAAAGGTTAGGTAAAAAAGTATTGGTTAACCCTGAATTTTCTTCCATCAGGGATAGTCCCTCTTTAAGTTCGGTTCTGTAAAAATCGTTAGCTTTATTTTGCATAATATATCCTTTGCGTTTATTGTTAAATTATAGTGATAATAGTGAAAAAACTACTTTTTCACCTTCGATTGGCAAAACATATCCAATTTTAAATTCTAAAGTTTCATTGTCGGTGAAACACTTACTCTCTGGATTCCATTCATCTAAAAGAACAGTATCCCCAGCTTGAAAATCTCTGTCATTATTTCTAACCTCAAAAGTTTTAGTGCCAGCATTAACTCTAGCATAATATTTAGGCCAAATTTTCAATTCATGCGTTACCGTTTGATGTCCTTTGTTGTGTAAAATTAACTCCTGTTCTAGATAGACCATTATATAGGCCCATAAAACGGACAGGACTGGTTTATGGACTGGTTTATTGGGTTATAATCCCCCCTATTGAGGGTTATATAACCCCCTATGATAATTATAATTGTTAAGACTAAAATCTCTGCCCAGGAAAATTGAAAATACATTATAATCCCCTCAGCCCCTCGAAACAATATAAGAAGTCACCAACAAACTCAACACACGTCACAAGCTCACGCTCACATACTGTAATCTGTAAACCCTTAGTCATGCCCTCGTTAGTTTCAAACTTAGAATAATACTGCTCTTGGCTACAGGTCATAGCTATTAATAACATTAGGTAGCTCATGTTGTTTCCTCCAGTAGTTTTTTAGCTTCTATTTTAGCTGCTTTATAGGGGGCTGAATCAGGCGAAAAACTAACAAAAAAATCTAACATCTTGGCAAGCTTCTCTTCTCTAGTCTCTTGCTTTATTTGTTCTATGTTTATGAGTAGTGCTTTGTGACTGTCCCTATACATGCTTTTACCATCATCTTTTTTACCCCAGTAATTATGATCTCTTGGTTCTGAATCACTATCTGCCACTGTGTAAACCTCAACCCCAGCCGCAAGAATTTTATTTATTGGCTCTACGTTTTCATTGAACCATTTAAACAGCATGGTGGTGGTCATAGTTCTAAAATTAGGTTCTTCTATTTTCATAAACTCACCACTCCTAATCCTATTAAGTAAATAATCACACTCACAGCTAGTGCTCCTAGTATGTAGTCTCCTAAATCACTATCCATTAAAAACTCCAACATAGGGTTATCCCTAAGACAGACCCTACGAAGTTAGCAGCTAGGTCTCCTCGATCTACTCTCTCATCAGTAGCCTCTTTCATAATACCAACCACGTTAGCCGCAACTAGTGCATAGAACATAGACCTCATTTTAGTGTGGCCGCTGTCTCTTGAGGTAATGTAAGTTAAGGATGAGATAATAGTGGTAGCTGCGATATGTTTCTTCTTGTCTCTTTCTAAAGTATGACCTGATAAGTGGGTCATGAGTATTAGTAATGTGATTATGTACCTCATCCTAATATCCAATCGGTATATATAATACGGCAAACATCATCATGAGCACCGCAAACATCACTACCCCTACAAAGATTAGGGTTATATATAGGGCTTGTTTAATCTTCTCCATTACATCGTCCCCTTCTCTAGGCTTTCCATGTTCTTATGGAAGGTGATACCTAGCTCAGATAGGAGTAGACTAGTAGCCTCATACTCATCCATAGCTCTAGCCTCTTGATGCCTAACTCCATGTAGGTAACGATTAACAGAGAGCAGTGTAGCTCTGAGCCTATCGTTAATCTCTTTTTGCCTTAAGATGATATCTCTTAAAGATTGTACTTCATCCATCTAGATCTCCTAATGTTTCAGTTAATATACATTATGTGCTATTCATTATCAAGACTTATCTTTTAAGTGCTTAACTAGTTTAGGGTTAATCTTTAAGTGCCAAGGTGCTGCTTTGAAGACCTCCCCCAATATATACTTTCCCTCATATCTGTAAGTACCTACTAGACTCTCCATCCTATAACCTTGAGTGCCGAGGTTCTTACCTGTCATTTTAGCTGCAGCTTTGTTAATATCAGCTCCCTCTAAGGTCAGCTCATCAGCATCATACTTCTCTTTCTCAATAAGAGAGATGGCAGCTTTCAAAGTAGGGGAGAGGTGACACTCCATAAACTCATTAAACTTCTCACCCAGAAAGTTAGTGTGAGCTCCTGCACTTGTTATCATCTCTGGGGGGAGGTTCTTCTCACAGTAGTCTTTAATGTATAAACATATATCTGCTAAGGTTTGAGAGTCAGGATCTAAGATGTCCTCATTAAAGCTAGTAGCTCTAGGCCTACCCCAAGCCTCCTCGAGTTTAACTTTACATATATCTAATACTGTAAACTTTCTCTCATCAGGTTCTAAGTACATGTCTGCTACGTTATTATGGAAAAACATAAAGTTACCGTACACCTCTTCAGTCACTCCAGTGTCTTGACCCTTTGCTTCGATATTCTGGAATCTATTAAAGGCCTGCTTGATAAACCTATGCTTATCCTTATCTACCCGATGCTCATCAAAGAGGATTAGTAACCTATTTCTAAACTCACTATTAAACTCTTTACGTCCAAAGCCCTTGGTCACTGTGAGACTGTACTGCATACCTACTGCTGCCATACATATATTGTAGAAGGTATTCTTACCTGCTCCAGGTATACCGTTCAATACAAGCCCTGTACCGTTCCTTATATTGAAGATTAGACGATACATCCAAGCCATAGCCACATGGATCTGCTGTTTGTTCTTCATGAAGAGATGATTCATGAAGTCTTTAAAGTCTTTAGGGTTTGCTCCTGAAGCTGTCTTATTAGTCCATACAGGAGCTTGATAGATATTCAACCTAGTCATGTCACCTACTTTACTAGAGGTCTCATTACTCGTAGGGTCAAACACGCAGGTTACTACTGGAGTAGCTTGAGTATCTTTCATCTGTTTAGCTAGCTTGTCAGGAAAGAAAGCCCAGTAAGCTCGTGGCTGGATATTAGTTAAAGCCATAGTCTTAAGATTAACCACATGCTCCTTGCCTGTAAGAATATCTATGACTATTCCAAAGCCCTCCATTGAGAAGCTGTCTAAGAAATACTCCGAAGCAAGTGGAGAAGCCGCAATATTGGCTCGTTGATATAGCTCATTGTATATATTCTCACACACATCTTTAAACTCTCCAGCCTTTGTAGCGGCCAAAAGTATGAAGGGTCCTGTCTCCTCAGTGTGGGGTAGTAACGTTACTGCCTCTTTTTTAAACTGAGCTAGGGTGTATTCTCTACCCTCTAACACTAGTTTTTTATTTTTTATATTGGGTTCTAAGGACTCGAATAGGTCCAGATGCTTTATAGACATAGGTCACTCCTAAGATGTATCACTAGTGTAGGGTGATGTGCCTTATATATTCTTTTTATTTCTCTCTTTTATTAAAAAGAAAAAAATGAAATTTTAACAAGGCACGTATCACCACAGCGAGTCATAGTATTTGAGGTAGTTAAAACTTTAACGACTTCTTTTGTATGATCAGTAGTGGAGTTACGTTGGCACATCATGTTTTTTATTCCCTAGTGTTTGGGTTGTTTAATCGGTTAGACTAAAGCTACTGTAATAATTACAGCGAGTCAAACAAAAAAAAGCCTACTTTTAACAGTAGGCTTTTTAATCTAACCAACAATTCAACCCCAACAAGGATAACAGTGTGCGCTGCTACGTATTGGAGACTCCAAAATATATAGTGTAAAGCAGAAAGTCAAGGTATATAGTCAGTTATTCATTAATAGGGGGCTATGTAGTGGATACCTTTGGACCTAAGAAGCGTACAAAATCACAGATAGGTAAAGCATCTAAAGCTAAAGGAGCTGCTGGGGAGCGTGAGCTTGCTCACTTCTTATCGTTTCACAAGTTTCCAGCTATTAGAGGGGTACAGTACCAAGGCGGTAAAGACTCCCCAGATATTAAATGTGATAGGCTTTCCATGTTTCAGATTGAGTGTAAGCGGACTGAGAAGCTGTCTATTTATAAAGCTGTAGTTCAATGTGAGGAAGACTGTGGACCTGGACAGCTACCTTTAGTATGTCATAGACAAAACGGTAGGCCTTGGATTAGTATCTTAAGGACAGAAGACTTTTTAAATATAATGGATGAGTTAATAGAATTGAGAGAGACAGTAGATGCCCAAAGTAACTAAGAGCGTAGTAAAAAAGAAGAAAAAGGCGACAAAGGTCAAGTCTAAGAAGCTCAAAGCTCCTAAGAATCCTAAGGGGAGGCCTAGTGGCTTTAGTGAGGCTTTAGGCCAAACTATGCTAGACCTTTATAGGCAAGGTAAGACAGAGAAGCAAATAGCTGAAATTGTTGGTGTTTCAACTCAGACACTTTTTAATTGGAAGGGACAGCATCCAGATTTCCTTTATGCGCTGCGCGATGCGAAGCAAATAGCTAATACTATGGTGGAAGCTGCGATGTTTCAAAGGGCTGTAGGCTACTCCATCCCAGAGACTAAAGTCTTCTGCAATAAGGATGGGGAGATTACTACTCATACTATAGAGAAACACTATGCCCCTGATGCAGGAGCTCAAGCTTTCTGGTTGAAGAATAGAAAGCCTGAAGCGTGGGCAGATAAGAAAGAAGTCACAGGGACTATGACATTAGAGAGTTTGATTCAGGAGTCGCAAGAGCCTGAGATAATAATAGATGTAGTAAAGGATGAAGACGATGAATAGAAAAGTAGATACAATAGACGCTTCAGATCCTCTAGCTCCAGCTCCTTTAATACTCCCCGACCACATGGCTAAGGATGCTACTAAGTCAGAGAATCAAGTGATTAAGGATTATATAATGGATCTCGAGTCTAAATTAGTAGACTCAGGTAAAGTATTAAGCAGGACTAAGCAGATTATAATAGACTTGAAAGCTATGTTTGAGGAGAATCTAAAATTGATGTCAGACCTCGAGATGGAGAATATAGCTCTAAAGGATAAGATTAAGAATGGGTAAGCCAATAAGTGCTAGAAGTAATCATACAGTAGGTGACACTCACGATCACAGCGAGGTCACAGCTACTGATGTAGGGACTAAGCGAGGTTTAGACTTTGTAGCTCTTGGAGCAATACCTTCTAACTATGACGATATCGTCCTAACTTATACAGGATCTAACCTTACTACAGTAGTCTATCTATTAGATGCTGTTACTTTGGTTACATTAACTTTAACTTATACAGGCTCTCAATTAGATAGAGTGCAATTTACATGAATAAGAAGATAGTCTTTAAGGCTCCTATTGAAGGGTTTCAGTATCTCCAGGGAGATGCTTTCAACTACCATACAATAGATGCAGGACAGACTGTAGTTATCCCAGCCAATACACAATACTTACTAACAACTAAGATGACTATAGTAGGTGGCTTAACTATTAGAGGTCTTTTAACCGTAATAGACTTAGATGCTATGAGGTATAAGGTCATTAAGAGAGTGACATCTACCTCATATCAAATACTAATAGCTGATGAAGTAGTCTTTTATAATACAGATACTAATGCAGGAGCTGCTACTCTACCAGTAGGTATAGTGGGTAAGACTATTAAGATAGTTAACAGTGGGACATCAGGCAATGATCTTACAGTAGATGGATCTGGATCTGAGAAACTATTAGGAGTTACAAGTCTATTTACTTTAGTAGATGGAGAAGCTCTTAAGTTAACATACGACACTACAGAAGGTTGGTATTAATGAGTAGGCATCTCAATAACACTCGGTTACGAGACAGTGGAATAAGGATAAATTATGGCAGATGGAATAATTAACATAAGCACAGCAGTAGAACCTACAGCTACTCCAGACAGTGGGACAGCAGAAATATATGTAGACTCAACTACTAAGACCTTAAGAACTAAAGCAGATGATGGAGTCGTAACTGATTACACTGGTAGCTTTGCGGCTTCAGATATATCAGGACAGACTTTAGTAGTAGCAGCAGCTACTGATGGCATAGTCATTACAGATGCTTCAGATGGAGGTGCTCTTAAGAGAGTAACTACTCAGACTATTGTAGATCTAGCAAATCCTGCTACTCCAACATGGACCGCATGGTCCACGGTTACAATCGATGGTGGAGGCTCTTTAACTTATACTACAGCTAACGGTAGATACTACATCTGGGGCAAAATGTTGTTTGCTCAATTTGATTTCGCACAAACAGCCGCAGGGTCAGGGAATATTAAAGTAAGTATAGACCCTCCTGGGGGCGTAACACTATTAGATTCAGCAACGTGCGGCACAGTTTCTTGGACTGATATGGGCAATAATAATGTCTTTTCCTCAATGGGCGTGGAGGCAGATGCCTCTAGTAATACTTTTTGGATACGCAGAGACAATAACTCAGCCTATGTTAGAGGTGGTACTATGATAGGAAACAACGGCAACGGATTTGGTTTTTATGTAATTGCGGCAATAGCTTAATGGATAACTTAATCTATATACCCTTTAGAAAAGGATCTATAGACTACATCATAGATATGGCTAGAAAAGGTAACTCCTTTGAAACCATAGCAGAAGTGACTAAGTTAAGAATATCAGTTATTAAATGTATAGTAAGAAAGTATGAGGGCAGAATTGGCATTAGGTAGGGTTAGAGATACAGAAGCAGACTTTTGGGCTAAGATGTCTAAACCTGCTATAGGTTGTTGGGAGTGGAGTTTAAGTCTCTCCCCTACAGGATATGGTAAGGCTACATATAAAAGTAAGGGTTGGAGAGCACATAGGTTAGCCCACTATCTTATGACAGGTGAGAAGCCTGAAGTAGTTATGCATACTTGTGATAATCCAGGGTGTTGTAATCCTTTACATTTAGTGGCAGGATCTCATAAAGCTAATATGAAGGATATGACCTTGAAGAATAGACAGCACAGACCTCAAGGCACTAAACACAGTCAAAACAAATACAGTGATGATATGATTTTAGAGATTAGAGATAGACATAGTAAAGGTGAGACTCAAGCTCACCTATCTAGAGAGTATGGGATATGTACAGGTTACGTATCCCAAATAGTAAGACGTATTAGGTGGGCACATATATGAGTGCTGTAGACACTATACGTCAATGGAGGAAAGATCCAGTGCAGTTTGTCAGGGATAACTTCAATGCTACCCCCGACTTGTGGCAGAAAGACGCATTAGAGGCTTATATATCTAAAGATAAGTCTAAGTATCGAGTTGCTCTTTTGGCCTGCGCTGGCCCATAACCAGGCAAGTCTACTGTATTGTGTTGGCTCGGCTGGCACTTCTTAACATGCTTCGCAGAAAAGGATGAGCATCCTAAAGCTATAGCAGTATCAGTGACTCAAGATGTGCTGAAAGATACTTTATGGGCTGAGATGAGTAAGTGGCAAGGGAAGTCAGCCTTCTTAACAGCAGCTTTCCAATGGACTCAAACTAGGATCTTCGCTAAAGAACATCCTTCTACTTGGTTTATGTCTGCTCGCTCCTTTC